GGATCGGCTGGTCTTTAAAGGTAGTTATAATTCGGGGCAGAACCTTGTCCTGGCCTACCATGACGACCATGTCTCCTTTACCCGAGACGGGCAGAACGTCCTGACAGATCTAGCTATGTTTAGTTTTCCTGAGACCTTTAAGTTGAGGGATGGCGACACGGTCAGCGTTAAGGGTGGTCGACTGAATGCCATTGAATGGAGGGACAAGAAACGGTGATCCTCCTATTTAATAATCAAGAGAAATTAATCCGAGTCATTAAGAGTGAGGCCGTCCGAGTGGCTGACCACACTCAGGTCTTGACTGACGAGCATTATATCTCAGACCGTGTCTACATTGAGACCACTGCCCTGTCTGACAAGGTCTTAAATGAGTTGGAATACCTAGCCCTGCCGGTTAAGGGCAAAGACTACCAGTATTACTATTTCTGGGTCCAGAAGCACAGCACTGAGGGAGACATCACCACCATCCAAGGTGTCCAGTCTGGGATTGAGGACTTGCGGAAGTCCCCTATCTATGATGAGCGACCGACCAACCGACCCGCCAGCCAGGCCATTGAGCAGGTCCTCAAAGACACCAACTGGACAGCAGGCTATGTGTCGGACACGGGCAAGCACAGCATCCGACTCTACTACGTGGATGTTTTCACCGCGCTTAAGCGAATTTGTGAACGCTGGGGACTGGAGATGCAATTCTTCATTGAAGTTACCCATGACCGAATTACGGCTCGTTACATTAACTTCAAGACTCAGATTGGGGTCAACAACGGCCAGCGTGTTGTCTACGGCCACAACGCTTTAGAGATCCTTAAGGAAGAAGAGAAAACCGAACTCTACACAGCCTTGATTGGGCGAGGTAGAGGGGAAGAAGTGTCAGACGGTAGTGAGTCCGAGTCAGGTCAAGCAGGCTATGGGCGGAAGATTAACTTTTCAGAAGTCGAATGGTCTAAGGCTAAGGGTGATCCAGTCGACAAGCCTAAGGGGCAACGCTACGTTGAAATTCCAGAAGCCAGTCAACTCTACGGTATTGTCGGTGGCAAGCCGAAAGTTGGCTTTATCGACTTTGAAGAAGAGGAAGATCCAGAGAATTTACTCCGACTGACCTACCAGGAATTGGAGCGAGTTTCACGGCCTCAAGTCACCTTTAAGACTTCAGCCGTCTATGTGGACGGCCAGATTGGGGACACGGTCCGAGTTGTCCGACCAGACAAGATGATCGACTATAACACCCGGATCTTTGAGATCACCTGGGACAGACTAGCTGATCGAGCCACCGACATCAAGCTCGGTGATCGGATCGGCGAGTCTCCTAACAAGCGAGAAAGCCGGATCACCTCTAATGCCGTGAGCCAAGCCCTGGAAGAGGCTGGACGGCAGACTAGTGGTCTAATCGACCGAGTCTTGTCGGCAAACGGGTTTAACACCAACTTCTACACAGCGGAAGACCCCTTTGACCTAGGCTATGATGTCAAGGTTGGGGACTTGTGGTTCAGACCCGACCCCGACAGTGAGGGTGACACTATCCTCTACTTTTGGAATGGGGAATATTGGGAAGAGATCATCCGGACTCGAGATTGGGCCGTTGTCGATAATGCGATTAAAGAGGCCAACAAGGCTCTTGAGGAATTTATCCAGAAGTGGACTGAAATTCAAGAGCGGAATGACAAAGAACTAGCTGACTTTGAGGACTCGCTTAGCCAGATTAGAGAAGAGATCGACAAGTTAGAAGAGTCGGGGATTACTCCCGAGCAGATTGACGAGGCTCTAGCTCGAGTAGGCTTTAACAAGCAACAAATTGAGGACATTCAATCTGATATTGACGGCCTATCTGAAGAGGTCAAGAAGTCTTTAGTCAGTGCAGGGTTTAACAAGCAACAAATCGAGGACATTCAGTCTGACATTGACGGGCTATCTGAAGAGGTCAAGAAGTCCTTAGCCAGTGCAGGTTTTAACCGCCAGCAGATTGCTGACGTGCAGGCCGACCTCGCCAAGACTTCAGACGGTGCTAATTTAGCCCTGGACATGATCGGGCGAGACGGGATCACACGATATAACCGTAACCGGGCTGAGAAGCCAACCAGTGGAAAGATTGAATTCCGTGGTGACCCAATCGAAGTCCGTCACAATGGCCCAGGCTTCCAAGCAGGACAGACCTACACGATTAGCTTTAATGCGATTTGCGAGCCTATGGACCAGGTTGGTGTCCTCTTTAACTTCTTAACACCTGACAAGGAGGTTGAATTCCACTTTGAGACAAGTTGACATTAAGATGATCCCCACGCTGGATGAATTTCCAGAAGTCACTGACACGACTTCGACAAGTCCACACCGACTGAATGTCTATCCAGATACTTACCGAGTTGAGATAACAGGGGACTGGTATAAGTCTCAGACCTTACCAGTCAAAGCCCTAGAGGACTTCACTCGTGTGGATGTCGTGCTGGAATACCGTGACATCCTGGAGGGGGACACTAACAGCAATAGACTATTTGAGTTTTCTGAAAACCCAGAAATCATCTGGAAAGGAGAGATTTAATGGCTGAAACGCTAAGAGGCCGAGTCCGTCAGGTGACTAAGACGGAACAAGAGTGGCTAGCCAGTGATGTTGTCCTCCTGGAGGGCGAGATTGGCATAGCCTCTGACACTCAAGTCATCAAGGTTGGAGACGGCCAGAAGAAATGGAAAGACCTGAAGAGTCACCAGGGCGAGCGTGGTCTAAAAGGTGACCAAGGCCCGAAAGGTGACCGAGGTGACCAAGGTCCTAAGGGTGACCGAGGTCTAACAGGCCCTAAGGGGGATAAGGGTGAGCCGTTTAAATATAGTGACTTTACCCAGACCCAACTTCAGGGGCTGAAAGGCCCACAAGGTGACCGAGGGCCTACAGGGCCTAAGGGTGACCAGGGGGAGCGTGGTCCTCAAGGACTTCAAGGTCCTAAGGGTGACCAGGGAGATCAAGGCCCGAAAGGTGACCAGGGTGACCAAGGGCCTAAGGGTGACCCATTCACCTATGACGACTTGACTGATGAGCAGAAGGTCGAGATCACCAATGCAGGGATCGACTTGTCGGAATACGCTAAGCAGGAAGATTTAGAGGGCAAGGCTGACAAAGGACACACTCACTCCATTGGGGATGTTAATAATCTCCAACGTGAGTTAGACGGCAAGGTCACTGATGTCCGAGTGACCGGTAACGGAACGGTTGAATGGTGGGCTAATGGCCGTTGGCAGTCTGGTCTGCTTCGTCAAAAAGTAGCCACAGATCGACACACCCACTCCACTAGGGACATCACCGACCTCCAGTCTAAGCTAGATGATAAGTCAGACAAGAAGAACGCTCTACACCAAGTGCGAATTAGCGACACTGGCCGTCTGGAGTATAAGCGAGAGAGCGACCGAGACTTCACCTACTACGCTGACTCGAAAGATGTGGCTTTGAAAAACCACACCCATAAGATTACTGACGTGACTGGCCTCCAAGGTCAGCTTGACGACAAGGCTGATAAAGCTGATCTAGAGAATATAGATGTCGATTTGTCGGACTATGCTAAAAAATCAGACTTAAATAACAAAGCCGACAAGACCGAAACGGCGCAGAAAGTGAACTATGTCAAGGTTGATAGTGATGGTCACGTTAAATATATCAAAGACCAAGCAGACTTTAGACCTGATGGGCCATGGAAGAATGTGACTGACTCTAAGCCTGTGGCGCTTAAAGATCACAAGCATGGGATCAGTGATATTAACGGCTTACAATCTGAGTTGGACAGCCTTAGCCAAGCAGGCGGCTTAGACGAGATTACTAAGAAGAAGATTGACGATAGTCTAACTACTTTCCGAGTCAATCGGAATGGTAAGCCTCAATACAGTCGTGACAATGGGGACACTTGGACTCATTACTCAGGGACAGAAGATGTAGCACTTAAAAGTCACACCCACGCTATTAACGATGTGACCGGCTTACAAGGAGAGATAAATAACCTTAGAGAGGGCTTGCGAACGAGAGCCGAGGATATAGGGCGACTTGACTCGCAAGTTGGAAGAATTAGGGACAACAAATCAGACCGGTGGCTAGATGTAGAGATTGTGAACTCAGGTCAAGTCCCTGCTAATACGTCTGGCAAGATCGTCTTTGAAAGGGAGTAGGCTAACATGTTTAAAAGCATCACCGTAGATGGAAAACCAATTAAGCGAGTGGTTAGCAATGGGCAGACGATATGGCGCAAGGCTGAAAATATCTTAACAACTACCATCCGTTTTGATATCCAAGGTTTTGGCAAAATCTTGGACTTATCTGATCCTGTCTTGATGAATTACAGTCCGTCCGAAATTGAGCGTATTGAATTTGTTGGACGGGGGTCTATCCCTGGTTCGGCTATTGATGATATTAATACAACAGGGGCTACTGTCAAATTAAATAACAAATTATCAAGTTACGGAATTTCTGAACTTAGAAGCGGCGACCAAGTTAAGATTGTGTTAAAACCCGGTGTTCGCTCTGATCGTGTGGTGGGGGGGGAGGTAGTAACAACTATTAGAGAGCCAACCCTCCCCTATGGCGTAGTTATCTATTTAAAAGATCTAGTCAATGTATCGAAAGAACAAATCAAATCAATTAGTGTTAACGGGGTCAGTATTGATGGTAAAAAGATTGAAGAAATTAGAAATGGTGGACGAGATATAGCCTTTAAACAGCAAATTGGAACGCTGGGATTACAGCAAACCAATATAGGCGATGAAGTTATCATCCACCTCAAATAACAGAAAGGAGGCCCTTATGTGCAAATTCAATTAGGTGACCAGGTCATTCCTTTGCAGGAAGGGCCTGATGGACGGTTTCAAGCCAGTTTTCAGGCCACGGAGGGCCTAGACCATGTCTTAATTCCCAGTGATTGCATAGGGACACTCCACGTGGACGACATTCAACTCGAAGAAGGGGCGAAAGCGACCCCTTACGTTGAGCCAGAAATCTACACAAGTGAAATTAGCGGGATCTTTAAAGACTTGAAAGATCTCGACCTGAAGATTGAGGACACCGAGCTAGGTCTCAAGACTCAAATACGGATTAACCAGTCGGGGCTTGAACAACGGATTGAAGACACTCGGCGAGGTCTGGAGAGTCGACTGATTGCCACTGCTGACACCTGGCAGAGTCAACTCAAGGACACCCAACAAGGCCTGGAGAGTCAGATTAGCCAGACAGCCAGTCTTTGGCAGAGTCAACTGAAGAACGCTGATGCTAATCTGAGATCTGTTATCCAGCAGACGGCTGACTCCCTCGTCACCCTGGTGGAGGACACAGACTCTGAGAACTTCAGCAAGACTGAGCAACTAGTGAATGGCTTACAGTCCACCGTCAGCGGGCAAGTCAGTCGGCTAGATAGTCGGATCACCAGTCAGGTCACTCAGCTGAAGGACTTGATTGCCTCTAGCATTGAGTCAGCTACTGGTGAGAAGTCCGAGATCTGGCAGACCCTAAACGCTCACAACGCTCAGATCACTAATGCCCAGGGAGACATTAGTCGGATCACGCAGAGAGTTGACAGTGTCCAGTCGCAAATACGGACAGTAGACGGCAAGCAGTCAACGCTCAGCCAGACCGTGACGACCTTGCAGGGGAAAGTGGAAGACACTGAGAAGAAACTCAGATCCACTATCCAGCAGACGTCTGACAATATCATCACTTTAATAGAAGAAACAGACTCTAAGAACCTCAGCAAGACCGAGCAGTTAGTGAATGGCATGCAGTCTATCGTCCAGGGTGAGATTAATCGGCAGGCTAACCGGCTGGACAGTCGAATTGATAGCGAACGGTCTTACACCCGCTCCCAGGTCACTCAGCTGAAAGACCTGATCTCCTCACGGATTGAGTCGTCTACAGGAGACCAGTCCGACATCTGGCAGACCTTAAATAGTTTGGGGGGACAGATCTCCAGTGCTAGAGGAGACATTAGCCGAGTTGACCGAAGAGTTGACAGTGTCCAGTCTCGTATCTCCAGCGTAGAGGGTGACCAGTCACGACTCACTCAGACAGTCAATTCTCTGGACAGTCGGATCTCCAACACCAGGGGAGACGTCAGCCGACTCACTCAGACCGTGGACGGCTTAAGCTATGACGTCCGCAACTCCAACGGACTGCTTAAGACTGAGATCCGAAACCTGGCGGGGCAGATTGATGCCAAGGTGACCAGGGGAGATGTCCAGAGTATTATCAGAAGCTCAGGAGATGCCATTTGGTTTGCCGTTGAGAGTCGTGTTCGCAATACAGCCAATAACGCCAAGATGTCAGGCCGTGAGATCGTGTCAGAGATTAACATTGCCTCTGGTGGAGTGCGAATTAAAGGGGATAAGATCCACCTGTCCGGTAGCACGATTATCGACAGTGGGATTATCCGCAATGACATGATCGCTAATGGCATCAGCGCCAATAAGATCACCACAGGCACGCTTAACGCTAATAACGTTAGAGTGATTAACCTAGACGTGAATAGCTTGAGTGGGAATAAGGCACGATTTGTCCAACTCGGAATTCAGGGCATTTCAAGAAATATTGAATTAGACGGCCGGGGTGTTCACATATATCGTAACGACGGCTCACGGTCTAACCTACTATCCGAGAAAGGTATTGAATTTTGGCGGGATGGTCGGGAGCATGGTCAGATGTCCACGCTCAAGGCCATTGACGAGTCCGGGGTTTTTAGAAACAAATATTCCGTGTCTCTAGCCGTGGAAGATAGTGCCTATATCAGTCTTTCTTATCGTAAGCGAGGGGAATCCAATTTCACACGAGCCATTGGCATCAATGGAGAAAATGGTAATGTCCACATGAATACCTTATTTCCAGATAGCGACGAAGATAGGGGGTTAAAATTCACTTCCAACCGTATTTGGAATTCATGGGGGGTTCAAATATGGAACTCCCGCCCCAACAATGGTGGCTTGTTAATTAATGACAGCGGAGATGTGGAAATCATCTCAGGTGAGTTATTTTTCCGAACTTGGCGAGCTTATAATCATAGCAATGCTGGTACAAATGGCCTAGAACTTAGAGCAGGACAAGTTGGAGGCCAGTGGGGGCTATTCCTTGAGCATACTAACTCCTACCGAGCGGGCATTTTCTTTGGTCATAACGGACATGTCTATATTAGGGATACGGACGGAACGTACAGTAAAGTTAGACCTAATTTTAACTAGGAGGATCTTATGAAATTAAGAAGCATTATCAACGTGAATAATTGTCTAAATAAGTTATTGGAAGAAAAGCTAAAAGCTGGCACGTCTTTCAAGCTGATTAAAAGTAAGAAAGACTTAGAGCCTTATGTCGATAGCGCCATTGAGTCACTAAGCAAATACGCTAAAGAAATTGAAGATAAACCGGAAGAAGAGCGGAAGAAACTGTTAGCTGAACAAGAGGCTGAAATCTTATCTGAAGAAGTCGAGTTCGAGTTCACCCCCAACATAAGTTTAGAGGACCTGCCAGAAATCGAGGGCTACATTATTGAGGGTATTTTGCCCTTAATTAAGGAGGAAAATTAATGAGTAAATTACACTACCGCAATTTAAGTCACAATCAAGAAGCGGAACTCTACATTGGTGACCGCCTGATTGCACGTTTCTCTGCTACCGTAGACGGCACTAGTCTGCCTACTTACTCAGCTTGGCTGGCTACTGACGTGACCGAAGAGGACTACCAGGCTCACCATGAGACTATCCACCAGGCTTACATTGAATTCGTCAAGAAGCAATCTGTGAATGAGTCTAAGTTGATCGACCGTATTCAAGCTGATAAGGAAGTAGACCAGCCAGAAGAGCCGTCCAACGTGGATGAGCCTGCTCAGCCTGAGCCTAGAGTAGAAGAGCCAGAAGAACCGTCCACAGTGGATGAGCCTGCTCAGCCAGAAGTCGACCAGACTGGAGATACTGCGCCACAAGTCGAAGAGTAAGGAGGGATGATCGTTGGAATTTGACGTCATCAGCATTGGGGCAATCGCAGGGGCGATCATCACCATTCTAACGCTCGCTAAATTGGTCGTTGAGCCATTCACCAAGGTGATGAAGCGCAATGACGAGACCATGAAGCATCTTCGAGCGAGCATTGACACCCTCTCACGTGACATGCAGGCCAGTCGTAAGGAGACTGAGGACATTAAGAAGATCATTGACAATCACGAGATAAGGATTGGGCAAAATGAGGATAATATCATCCGACACAGCGAGCGAATTGCTAAGAATACCTACAAGATCGACAACTAAAGGGGGTGAATACCTTGCGGTTGAACGACAAGTTTTACAAGACTTTAAAGTGGCTGATTGCCATTGTGCTACCGGCCTTTATCACTTTTCTAGGTGTGGTCTTTGAGGCCCTAGATGTGGCGAGTGGGGCAACTATTCTCACGATCCTAGTCGGCTTCCAGACTTTCCTGGGGACGGTCTTTAAGACAAGCGAATACTATCACGACAAAGCTAAGGAGGATGACATTGAATGGTAACCATTCGACAGGATTTAATCCCTAATAAAATTGCCAACCGTGTAGTTTTAGGAACTAAAAACAGACGGGAATATATCACTATTCACGAAACAGCCAACACCTCCAGGGGAGCTAATGCGGCTATGCACGCTAAGCTCCAACGCAATGGGAATAGTCGGACTGCATCCTGGCACTACCAAGTGGACGATAAAGAAGCTGTCCAGTCACTGCTTGACACCACTTCGGGCATGCACGCTAGTGACGGTAGAAAGGGGACAGGTAATTTGCACTCGATCGGCATTGAGATTTGCGTGAATTCGGACGGAAACTTCAAGAAAACCATTGACAATGCCGTGGAATTAACTCAAATACTGATGAAACGGCATAATATCCCCGCTAGTAAGGTTGTCCAGCATAATCACTGGTGTGGTAAGGACTGTCCACGCTATTTGCGTAACGGGTCTAAAGGGGTCACCTGGAAGCAATTTAAAGACCGTATAGCAGGCAAGTCAAGTGGGGGATCGTCCACATCTGCCTCTACCCCAAGCGGGGGAGACTCCACCAAGGAGAAAGTCTATCGAGTCCAGACAGGTGCGTTTAAAGATCGTAAGAATGCCGAGCAGGAACGCAAGCGGGTCAAGGATAAGCTGGGGGATGCCTTTATTGTCGAGGGAACGGCCGAGAAAACGTCAGGATTTCCTAAATCGGTAGCAGGGGCGACCCTAGTCAAGGAAGAAAATGCCTATTTCAAGTCTAATGAAAAAATTAAAGTCCGTACTGAACCGACCACGAAGGCTAAGCACACAGGCACATTGCCTAAGGGGGCAAGTGTGAATTACTTTGCCGTCTATAAGGGCAATGGTTACCGCTGGCTCAGATACCACACTGAGAACGGTGTACGCTACTTGCCTTACCGTGAAACCGGCAAGAATAAAAAAGCGTGGGGAACTTTCCACGACAAGCGACCTCAGTAATGAGGACTAGGGGGCAGGGCATTCATTCCTGCCTCTGTACATAAATAAAGGGGGCGGTGTGATCCGCCCCTCTTTTTTTTTAGATTAAGATAACTAAGGCATCTTCACTGTCTCGAACGTCCATAGCTAGCAAATCTTCTAAATCCTCTAAGTCGTCCACTTTGACATAATCATTGTCTTTGTCACCGTCAAAACTGACTGCCATCTCTACTCCTAAGTCTCCAATGTGACCACATTTTAAATCACCTGAGTTAAATAATTTGATCGGGTCATCAGCGCTTAGCAGGCTAGTCACTTCATCTTGACTTAGTAGGTCTTTACCCTCTAGCCATTCAAATACCTCTTGCAATGATCCCTCAAAGCTTTTCTCAGCCATAACTGGGCGGTCAACAACAACTTTAAAACTTAATTTTTCGATATTCATTTGAAAGTTCCTTTCTTTATTTCCTTTGTTAAGTATATTATACTATATACCGTATAGAGCTGCAAGCTTTTTCTTTATCTTTTTTCGATATTTTCTAAATCTGCTTCTTCAATGATCTGATCAATTAACTTGTCATCATCAAAGTAGTCTTCGTCTTGCTCTGCCTGGGGGTGGTCTGCCTCATCCACATAGAGGTCAATATAGTCACCGTCCTGAGTGATGAATTCCAATTCGTACCGACTCATGTCGCCGTCATAGTAAGTGGCATTTAGCTGGCTTTCTTTAAGATTTTTCTTCAATTTAATTTCTTCTCCTTTGTCGTCAATGAGGTCTCGAAACTCTGGGTAGTCCTCCCAGTGCATTCGCTTGATGAAGCCTCTAGCAGTCGACCGCTTGACGGAATAATTTTTCTTCTCTCTGTTCTTAGCATCCCACTTGTCGCTAGCTCGTCTTTGCGCTTTACTTGTTTTGGCCATTTAAATCGTTCCTTTCTTTATTTCCTTTGTTAACTATATTATACGATATACCGTATAGATACGCAACCCCTAAATTCAATATTTTTTGAAAAAATTTGTCATCCTTTTTGTCATCCTTAGCCTTTATTTGATCTTAATTCAGCTAATTAGCTAAAATCGAAAAGCTTATAATGACGGGGTTTTTCAAGCTATTTAAACCTATTTAAATTACCGTTTTTAAATGGAAGGGTC